ATGATCGCGCCCTATGTGTTGGCGGAGCAAGAAAAGCTGAAGCATCTGGAGCGCGCTACAACGTCTGGCCGAACCGGTCATATGATCGAACACCTGCTACAGCGCATGAGCCAGGCGGCGATTCAAGATTTGGGCATCATTCTGCCGCCGACCTATGACCAGGAAGCAGGAGCTTTTGTTGAGGAAGAACTTCCGGCGGCGCTACGTTTTACCACGCCGTTTTATTATCGCAAGATCAATCATGCCTTCCACGTTGCCTTGCTGCTTGATCCTAGCCAGTTTTCGGATGAGGAGATATTAACCTTCAACTATGCGCTACCCGATTCCATGCACATCGAACCCGCGCCGACGGCGATAGCGATTCACGAGCTTGGTGATATGCAGCGGATCGAATGGACGATTGTGGGTGATGCAGCTGGGGAGCATGGCGAGATCGATGTACGGGCGGGAACGTATTGGGCCTGGTGTGAGATTGCCGTGGCTGAGCATGCTTCAGGGCACAGCCGTGGCTTTTCCAGTCATATTGCAAAAAAAGGACCGCCTCGTGATCATGGTGCCGATATGTTCGTTGGCTATGAGTTCCGTAACCTGAATAACGAGCTGGACCGAGCGGTATATAGCGCTGAGGAACGTAAAATCATCATCAATACCGGTGCGCCGACCGTGCAACTTTATGTGGATGGCCGGGGACATTTTCGTGATGCAGCCAGACTGCTGCTGGCCGAGCTTTTCATGGATGTGATTTCAGATGAGTTGGCTCGGCGTTCTGTAGAAAAGTCAGGCCATAAAGGTAATGTTGGGGCGTATCGTGCTGCTAAACAGGATATCATTCGCCGATACGGCAGTGAGATCCATCTTTCGTTCTTGACCCCATAAATAAAACCATGGGGTTTCTATGGCTCTAGCCTTAGTCTGGATTGAACACGGACTCGCCAAAAGCGCCGAACACCCAGGTAGAGGGTAAAATAATCGCTGAGGCTATAAGCGTACTGCTCAACCGCCTAACAAACCCGTTGTATTTAAGGCATTGGCATTCATTACTTAATCAACCGCTGTAAACAATCACATCATGTCATAGTCGGCGGCTAAGCAGCCAGCGTTTATACTGCGCAAATTGTCCTTAGCGTTACCAAACCCGTCGGAACCGTCCAGATCGGCCTGTATTGATCTCATTCCGAGACTTCGTATAATGTATATTATGTTAAATTGTTTGATAATCAAGGTCGGCACAGCTCTTGCGTTAGCATCAGTTCTTACAATACGGAGTCATAAAAATGGCGGCACCAAGGAAATCAAGCTTCTGGCACACGCGTAAAAATATCATCCCTAATAACAAACAAGCAGCCGAACTACTAGGCGTCGATGTTGCCGACATTGAACGTATGGACAAAGAAGGCGCACCGAAGGCAATGGAACGCCTTATCCTGCTATGGGACTCTAAGCGCATCAATTCACCGGGATGGGATGGATGGTGTTTTAGTCGTGGCTCGCTAATGCACAAAAGAATGATTTGGAAGCCTGAAAACCTGTTAAATGCGCGTCGAGATGCGGAGCGAATTGGGCGGCTAGAGGCTGAAATACACAATCTTTACAGCTGGAAAGGCCTGATAAAGATAGCCGGTTATTTATTTAAAGCCTCATAAGCTTCCCTAGCCCTTATAAAAGCATTCGCGCAATGCATCCGCGTTGCGCGGTCTTTAAAGTCGTGGCATTCCGGCGGTTTTTTATACTGCGACTTAAAATCTTCGACATTTTTTCTTACCTCGACATAAGCTTTTTTGCTTTGTTCCCTGACCAACTCTTCTCTGCTTTTAGGTATTAATGGAATTTGAGGAAAACCCTGAGACTGTGAATTCTCAATTGGAGCGGTTGTAATGGGCACAACGTGAAGAGGTTCGCGGTTTGATAATGACTGAATAAGCTGAATTGATTGCTCAGTCTGCTTATTAATGGATTCATTAAAGCCCCATATTGCTGCACCTGCAAAAAATATAAAACCAAATGTTGTAATTATTCCGGCCAGAACTATTCCAAAAGCCACACCCAAAGTAATTTTCCACATTGATTTATACCGTTTAATATCGAAAAAGCAGAGATATTAACATGAGTTATCAGCTGATAAAGCGCAAATAAACGAGAAAAGCAAAATATTTGGAAATTATCCGCCATCTATACGGGGCTGCTTCCCTGCCCCTATCTATTGAAACGAGATCTTTACATCAGTTTATTGGGTGATGAATGACGCAGCCGATTGAGTTTCAGGCGTTTATTATGAGATTTGATGATTGGGCCATTCAACACGGATAGCTGGGCCGTTGGCCGGTTATGTGAATGGTTAAATGACCTTACGGCCAGTTGCTTACGCCGCGATGAGCTTCGCTCTATCTACAATGTGAAATCTACGTAGATTTAGACGGGAACATGAACCGAAATCCGTTACTCGCTAACCAATAAGTTAGCCTGGTCAGTAACATGTCCGTTACTGAATTTCATTCTTCGCGATTTGCTGATTATCCTTGCTTTTATCGGGCAAATTAATCGTATGGCCAGACATCACGCCGGAAGAAGGTACGCGCTCATAATAGGGATTAAAACGATGATTTTTAACGGTTTCCATACAATAGGATTTTGACGCTGGATAAGGGGTGGCTTGCTGGGTATAGCAACTGCATTTATCCTTGGCTATCGAATAGACACAGCCATAAAGTAAAGGCACAGCGGTTACTTTCAACAAAGGCTCATAAGCCGGGGCGGATTCAAGAACACCTTCAATTTTGGGTTTGAAATCTGGAAATCCGTGAAGTTCCGGCTCTTTGTCCGAAGGTAATGCAGGAACTGCGGGCAAACCCGATTGGGTTTGTGCAGGAGCAACCGACGCAACCGAAGGCGGCTCAGAATTGAATTTTTTACTAAATCGCTGATAGGCATAGAACCCCAACACTAAAGAAATCAACACGACCAAAATCAAAAGATAAAACGACATAGGCTTTCGATGTTTATGAACCGTGTGCAATGAAGAGGATTTATAAAGATGAAATATCTTTTTCGGGAGCGAATACGGGCGGATAACGGCATCACCGCGCGATGAAACGTTTTGACGGCACTCGGGGAACTCATATTCGTTGCGCCCCTTCCACGACGAAACCAAATGAATATGCCGACCAATCAATAACCTTATGTTTGAATGGAAAAGATGCGGCCCTTGGGAAATCAACCAAAAATCCAAACCCTTATGACGATGCGTCTCAAGCGCGGCAATTTCATCCGGCACTTTTGAACTCGGCCGCCAAACGCGCTGGACTTCATCGACAATGATTAAACTACCCTCGGTCGCCCATTCTTGCCACTGTTCAACCAAATACGCAGATAAACCGGTTGCAACAACCTTTACCCATTGTTCGCCGTCTTCATTTTCGGCAATCTCAGTCAATGCGCGACAATGGTCACAAAGATCGGAAAGGCAATAAATAGGTTCGTGGGCGATTTTAAGTTCAGGAACGCCATGAATAAAAACTTTGCGCTGGGACGGTAAACGGGTTAATTCCTGAACGGTCCACGCAGTCTTGCCTGCTCCGGGAGTGCCGGTAATTAACGTAATCATTTAAGACGAAATTTCTTCAACGAAACAAGAGAAACACGGGTAACAAAAGCAGACGTGATAATCGATAAAAAATCACCAAGACCACCAATATTTGCGAGCTGAAGCGTCACAGCCGGCAAAGAATTGTAGTTATCCTGAATAGAACCATTGAAGTTTGAAACGAGTGTAGACAAACCAGCGAAAGAGATAATCGACATCCCCAACGCAAGAAGAACACGACCAGCGACGCTACCGGCAATAGATAAAAGCCATGGTAATAAAAGAAAAGGCATCAGTCTTTAACTCCACCCGAAACAATAAAAAGGGAAATTATCAAGCCAACGGCGATCAGTATCGGCTTAAAAAAAACGAGTTGTGAGCACATGGGTTGATAATCAAAAGCAACACCATGAGAAACGGAAACTGATGAAGGACAAACGCCGGAACCCCAAGAAGCATGCCCCAAAGATATGCCGACCTCATCAGTCAAAAGAGATTCTGGAGCACCGGGAGAATCCAGAATTGCACAACCAGCGGAATTTGGCGTTAATTGACAGTCGGTTTTTTTATTGTTAATCGCGTCTTTAACACCATCAACAGACCCTTTAACACCGTCGATAGCTCCTTTAAGACCGGCAATCGCGGAAATAGTATTGTCAGTCGGAGAAGGCAAACCCGCTTGGGTGCCGGTTCCGGGACCTGTCCCATTGCCAGTGCCAGTGATGGTATCGCGAACACCGGTAGTGACAATATCCCGTTCTCTGCTGGTAATCTCATGATCGGCCTCGGCATCACCGGGCATCGTTGCTGTCGGCGCATGATCAGCAGGAGTTTGAGCGCGTTTTTTTGCGGCAGCGGCAGCGTCAGCGGCTTCCCAAGCATTAGCAGCCTTTGCCTTGTCCTCTAACTCACGTTTAACCCATTCCGCATATTCGAGTTTTGCCTGAGCTTGCTGCTCCTGCGTAGCTTGAGGATTGGTATACGCGGTTACAGCATCGGCCATACCAGCTTTATCGGCGGCAAGTTGTGCTGCCTTCGCTTCCGCTTGACCCTTGGCATAATCCACGCCCGAATTAATAGCCAGCATGTCTTCAATAACCTTAACGCGAGCCGTCGATAATGCTATCGCTTTATCATTTTGAGCCATTAAAAGAAAATCGGGATTCGTAGAACAAATGGTAGCATCTAAAACGCAATCATCAACAGGTTGACAATAATGACGATGTTTAGTGCCGGAAATACACACTTTATTGGGCGTTGAGTTTGCACAGGACTTAGTGGGAATATCAAAATAATCACCAGTACCCAAAGCATAGCAATTGGGAATTTTTGCACACGAAGAAGGAGTGTCATTATATTCGGTATAGGTGCAAGAAACAGGAGGGGCGGCGCATTGGCCGGTTGCATCACGCACTTGTGGAGCTGTACAAGGAGGCGCATTAATACACGATAAACCCGAAAGAGTGCCGCCAGCAGGACAAACATAAACGAACGACACGCTCTGAGTACCAACACAATTGCCACCATCAACAGTAGGATGATAGAACCATTGATTTGTACCCATATTATCCAAAATAGCAGGAAGCCCAGCGGTACAAGTTCCAGCCGTCATTTTTTGATTTGCTGCTGATTGAGGATCTGAATAATGATAGGTTACACCCCATTGAGTCCAAGTAAAATCTCGCGTAGCTGGATAAGTATCGGCAAAAGCAACGGTGGAAAAAAATAGAAATAAAAAAGTAATTAACGACCGGTAAACGTTATCCACGCCGCCCCCAAAATACCAATAGTTATTACCCAGATATAATAATCAGCAACCATTAATAACCCCTTACGCCCATTCTCGCAGTACGAAAATAAAAGGCCACAGCCCAAACCGCAACAACCAACCAACTAACAGTAAGAGCGTCGGTAACTGAAACGCCGGAATTATTAGAAAGCTGACCAACCGAAGCACACAAAGGATAAACGCGAGTATGAGTAAATGTAGTCGCAGCAACACTGGACGCTGGTTTATAACTGTAAGTCATTTGCACAGCGGTCGTATCAATAACGCTATAAGATAGCGCGGAAACAAGACCGACATCCACAGACATGGGCGATTGAGCCATATCTGCGCTTACAGCTTCAAGCTGAGATTCATAACAAAAACCTTGAAATTGATTAGGCATCACTTCGACCAAATTTTAGGATTCTTTAATTGCTCAGGTGTCTGGGTTTTATGCCAGTTTTTAAAATTTCTATTAGAAACATTAACCTTATCGTTATGTGCAGCCAACCGCTTTGAATGTGAGCCGGAATCGGAGTTTATTTTAATAGAAGCAGCCTTTTTAAAAACGTTATGCTTTTTAATCTGAGCACTGTTAGTTTTAATTGAATTATGCTTAATAAACGCCTGATAACCTTTATCTTTTGAATAATAACCTTTGTTTTTTTCATAAGGTTTCTTTTGTGCCTTGGTGGCTTGCTGTTGCTTAAAAACGCGCTCAACATCAAAAGCTTTGGCGTTCTTTCCAAGCTGTTGCTTAATCATTATTTTTTGATATTTTTCGTTGACTTTATCGCGCTCGATACACCGTTGAACCTGCCGATTAACGCGAATTTTTGAATCAAGGCCGGGCTTGATAGCCACAAAAAAATAAATAGTCAAAAAGACAAGAAAGACCAAACCGGCAACGGTGCTAACGTCGAGAGCATTGGAATGTAAAGCGTCCGTAATCTGTTGAGTAATCATGGCATTTTGAGTATTTATTTTGATTGATAAAAAAGGAGGGGTTACCCCCTCCTCTAATTCACTTAGTTTGCGGCTTTGCGCATATAAGAGAACAAAACAACGACCAAGAATGCCGCAAAAGCCAGACCGGCAACGGTAGTCACATCCGCCTTAAGATCAGTCAACGAGGTTGAAACATCGGCAGGAACAGCGGCCATTGCAGAAGAAATACCACCTAAAACAAGAGCAGTAACGACAGCGATTTTTTGATTGATTTTTTTCATTTTGATAGTCTCATTACAAGATTAAAGTTTGCCCAAAAGGGCGTTAAATCAGGCTTACACCCGGATGTTTTCCTAAATCAATCGGGAATACCGACTTTTTCAGAAATTTGTTTCGAGAAGCAAAACGACGAGCTTTACGACTTATACGTTTAAGTTCCTTGGTAAGTTCATCACCAGTTTTGTTTCTCATGTCTTTATTTCATTAAGCCGCTTTCGCTTGAGGAGACAAATTAGTAATATTAACTACGGTTTCGACAAATTGCCCCTTGCCCGTGGCACGCGGTTCAGTTTCAACCTCGCAAGAAAGAACAGAGTTAAATTCCATCTTTTTTAGTTTTTCGACAAGCTGAGGCTCGCCGCGCATTTCAATACCCGCAGCCCCCCGTTGAGTGTCTTTTTGTTCCATCTTGGTAACGCAATAAATGACAACATAGTCATAATCGCGGCCTTCAAAATTGCCTTTAGAATGTTTCCATCCAGTTACGTTTAAGCGCATGCTTGTATCTCCAATAATTGTTGAGGTGGTGGTAATAAATGACGATCAGTATGCAAATAGGTGTTTTCCTGATACTGATCGAAAGTATCAAAATTAAGACTCGAAGGAATTTGTTCCTTACCAGCAGTTAGAATCCTGATAGCCTCATCGGGTCCCAAAATTTGAACTTGTGTCCAAATATGCTTGCCGAATTGGTGCCGGGTTGTTTCAAGACTGCGTTCAAACGTACTTTGAACAGTTTTCTTTGCTGTTTTAATAACGTCCTGAACCTTGTGCATATTAGCCAAGGCCGGATAAGCGCCCGCCAGATATTGCCCCGGACGTAATAAAACATCTAACGGAATAGTTCTGTCTTGGTTCTTTAACTCAAGCTCTACGCGAACCCAGTTTGGGAATTTCTCATGAAACCCATTGGCGAGCTGTAACCCTTTTTCATAGATTCTTAGAAGCTTGCCGCTTTTTCTTGCGCCAATGTAAAGAGTACGACCCTTGCCGTTTGGGTTAACCCAGTTTCCCGCCTGTTCAACATTGGGGGGCCGTCCACGCGAGGTAAACAAATCCGCCTTATACATTTCCATGTAATCATCGAGGGAAACCTTAGAATTAAAGTTATCGTTCGCCAGATCAACGCGCGTCAACCTAGATTCGGGAATCTGATTCATAAAATCAAACAACCGCCTTTCCCAACCGGGTTTAGCCGCTAAAAGACCCTGCCCCTTGACGGTAACAGAACACGTTTCATTCTGACCACCAATGCAAACAAAACCCCAGCCGTTATGCCCTAAATCGAAAGAGTGAGTGTAAAAATTCAGACCCGCAAGACGTTGAGCGGTTACGCCATAACCAAAAACATCGTAAAGTTGGGCCGACAGCATAGCCACATAGTCAAAATCAGAAATTGCAGGTTCGTTAGAGTGCAACGTTAACGGCAGGTTGCCGGTTTTGAATGTAAACGTAATCCAGTCCAAAAAACTATGGCGAATACTACGACCCTTATCGGGCTTAGGAATAGAAACAAATTGAAATTTACCGCGATGACCAGCGGAAACGATATTTAACGTTTCCAATGACTGAAAAGAGGGAAGCCGTTTGTCAGCCTTCGCAATACTTTCCCCCCCTGTTAGTAAAGGGGGGGCTAACGCCGCGCCGCTATCATGACTCGCCAGCCGCTTGCGCTCATGGCTCGCCAAGCTAGCCGCGCTCTTATATTGAATAGGAAAAACTGAGCATTCCAGTCTCATTTTGCGCAACTGCTCAGCAGGCGATAATTTTTTGGGCGGAAGAATCTTATCGCGCAGGCGTTTAGGCAATGAAAGAAAATTATCCATGGAAATCGCCCTTTAGAACAACACCGCTTGGGTTTGAATCCTGAGACAAAAAAAGCGGAGTATCCACATCGGGATTCCAATAAAGAAGGCGCAACAGATCATAGTAATATTCGTAATACTGCTCGAAATCCATAACCGTAACGGAAGCGGAAAAAACAGTAACAGCAAACTGATTAAAATCGGAAGGTTTATTAGACTTAGGCATCACACACCAAACTTTAAGACTAAAAGAATCGTTAATGAAAACGAGGCGAGGAACCAGAGAAGATTATTGATTAATCTCATTTAATGCCGCCCTGCTCTTGTGAGCGTTCCACAAAGGGTGCGCAGTCATCGCAATAAACGCCATGTTTTAACCAATACCATGACTCATAACGACCCCGAAAATACCAACCAATGAAGGCGCCTAAAATCAAAGCGGAGAGACCTACGGAAATAAGAAGAAAATCGATCAACGGCATCAACTGATCTATGTCAACGGGATTTAATTGATTCATTGGTTGCCATCCTTACCAAACAAGACAGAACATTCGGAAGGATGCGAAGAACAAAGTCTAATTCCGTTACATTCACCGGTATCGTAAGCACACCAAACGAAAAAAACGAAAAGAGCGCCGAGAAAAGCAGCTAAATAGGAATTCATTGGTTGCCACCCTGAAGCTGAACAGAAAAAACAGGCTGTTGAACAAGTCGATGAGAAACATCGAAACAACCCGCTAATCGACCCAAATGAAAAAGTTCGTCCTGATAGTTCTTGATAAAACGCGCGATTTTGCCTTCCGGAAAGATAAGCGAAATGCCGTCAAGACGTGAACGCGCCTCTTGATAGGCGACTGTAATATCTGGACAGTCGGCAGGGTTGAAAAAATGATGACGGAATCCGGTAACGACATCAGAAACAACGATTTTTACGGCACGTTCTGAAATAATCATTGGTTGCCACCCTGCCCGACTGAATCAACTGATATAAATCCAGCGCCACGGCATATTTCGCACTGGAAAAGTTTTAAAACGTTGGGTTTTGTATAAGTGCCGTCGCCGTCGCAATGATGACAGATAATAGTGCCACCCTGCCCCGGAGCTTCGCGTGATAAAGTTCTATCCTGTAAATCTTGAATCCATGCAGCAAGTTTTGGCGTTAAAGTGCCACCCTGCCCCGGAGCTTCGGGGATATGGGCAGGAGTGGCGCAAGCGTCCCCGATATTCGAAAAAAGAAAACTTAGATCGTTATAAAGCGTTTCCTGACCGGGAACGTAAAAACCCGGAGTTGAGCCAAGAATACGCAGCAATAATTCTTGTTGGTCTGGCGTTAGCGTAATCGTAACCGATTCGCGCGGTGTAGGTGTTTTTGCGGATTGTGCGTTCATAGGCTTGCCTCTATGGTTGTATAGTAGCAACTCGCTACATGTGGCAAGATAATACGAGTTACAAACCGACAGTGTCAAGGCATAATGTAGCAACTTGCTACGTGGAGAAAATAAAATGAAAACTATAATTGACTATCTTGATGATCTAAAAGCGAAATTTGGAAGCGATAACAAAGCAGCGAACGCGCTAAATATCGCAAGAGAAAGGATCTCGCAAGTCAGAAAACGCGGTCAGCTTGGAGATGAAACAGCAATAAAAATTGCTGATGCCTTAGAAATAAGCAGAGACGAAGTTTTGATTGCCGCCGCAATCGCACGAAGCGAGGGCGAAGTTAAGAAGAGCTGGGAAAATATCTCAAAACACATGGGAATTGCGGCGAGTTTTGCCCTTGCAAGCACCCTCGCCCTAGGAAATTCAAGCGTTGCGCTTGAATCCATTCAACTACCAAGTATGTATATTATGTTAAATATAATGAATACCAAATAA